TTGATGAAAGTTGTAAGTGTCAGCACAACTGAAAATGTTGTGGACAGTAATAATTTAAATTTAAGCGGACAAACAGTCAGTTGGAATGATGCCGGCAACACAAACTGGAACGAACAATTTACAAAAGTGTTAAATGCTTCATTGGCAGAAAATGAAAAATTTGGCAATCCAGTAAAATTAGAAAACATAGATTCAATCCCAACCAGCCAATACAGAATCAATGCCAACAGCACAGAAGTGCCTGTGTATGCTTTTAACAAAACAGCAAATGGACAAAATTTACCATTTGAAGTTGTTTCAACTTCTTTTGACAATGGTGCTATTATGGAAGAATCACCACTAACAGGAAGAAAATTCAGTGTGCTTCACAGAGATGATGGCAAAGGCAACAGCAGTAACAACACAGGATTTTTTGCACACTTTAGACAAGGTGTACTTGATAACGGTGACTTCACAATTGATGTACCATCAAACAATCAATCAGTTGCAATTGAATCCAACAATGTAAACAACACAGATGTTTGGTTATATCAATTGGACACTGACACAGGGTTAGAAGATTCTGAATGGACAAAAGTTGATGCTGTAACAGGTAACAATGTTATATACAATTCAACAGCAAAAGATTTAAGAAATATTTACACAGTGTTAAGTGACACAGATGATTCAATCAGTCTTAAATTTGCAGATGGAATATTTGGAAATTTACCGCAAGGTAACTTTAAAGTATACTACAGAAGAAGTAAAAATCAAAATGTTAGAATTACTCCTGCTGATATGCAAAACGTTCAAGTGGATGTACAGTATGTTTCATCAAACAATCAAATAGAAGTTTTAACATTAACATTTGGATTGCAATACACAGTTGATAATGCAACAACATCTGAAACTAACGACAACATCAGATTAAATGCTCCAGCAACATACTACACACAAAACAGAATGATCACCGGTGAAGATTATCAAATTGCACCATTAGGAACTAATCAAGAAATTATTAAAGTAAAAGCAACAAATAGAACTTCAAGCGGAATATCAAGATATTATGATTTAATAGATGCCACAGGAAAATACAGCAACACAAATGTGTTTGGTGCTGATGGCATAATATACAAAGAAGAAACTGAAAATGTTGACTCGTTTAGTTTTTCAACACAAACAGACATTGAAGGTGTAATTATAAATCAATTAGAACCTTTATTATCTAAAAATCAAACTAGAAACTACTACATAGAAAAATTTCCTAAAATATTACTAACTGATTTAATTCCAGTTTGGCAACAAGTTACAACTGCTACAAATGAATCTACAGGTAAATTAATAGATGCTGTAAATGTTTTAGATTATCAAGTTGGCACATACACAGCAAGTCAGTTGAAATATATCGAACCGGGTGCTATGATTAAATTTGTTGCACCAACTGGCAAGCACTTTATGGAAGACAATTCATTAATGAGTGGAGCCGCAGATCATCCAGGATCAAAAGAATATATTTGGACATCAGTTGTTAGTGTGTACAATGATGGGACAACCAATACCACAGCAGGAGCAGGAGCAATTAAATTCAACGATGTTATTCCTACAGGTGCTATTGTTAGTGAAATATTACCTAAATTTGCAAAACAATTTTCTGATGATGTTAAAACAGTTATTATTGACCAGGCTTTTGCTTATAACAATTTTGGAATACGTTATGATGTACAAACAAGAAAATGGATGGTTGTTGACGAAAACAATTTAAATGTGTATGGAGATTTCAGCATTGGTAAAACAGGCGATGAATCAAATCAGCAACTAGATTCAAGTTGGTTAATCAAATGTATCAACAACGGTGCTACTTACACAATCACATACAGAGGTTTAAGATATGTGTTTGAAAGCAAAAAAGAAGTAAGATTCTTTTATGACAGTGCTGATAGAAATTTCAATGCCAAAACAGGAACAACACTTCAAGACAAAGTGAGTGTGATGTCAGTGAACACAAAACCAGACAGTAACAATGCATTCAACAACGATATCAATTTTGCTGTGTCCACTGAGTACAGATCTTTAAGCGGATATGTAGACAGTGCTAAAATAGAACTTACTCAATTTGATTCTGATCAAGATGGCATAGTGGACAATCCAAATGCTTTTGATCTTGTGGTTGATCCTGCTACTAATCCAACTACAAAATATGTTTTTCAAAAATTAATAAATGATAGCGATGGAACACAACAGTATCAATACGTTAGTGCAGGCACAGAAAACATTTATGTTAGACAAACATCGGTAGGCACTATTGGAGATTATCCAAACAATTCAATTGTGTACTTGATAGACAGCAACAGTTTTAAACAGGTTAACACAACAACCAACACCACTGCAACTGTAACAAATTATGTTGCACACATTGGAAGAGACGGTGTTAAGTTTCAATACGTTCACACAGTGGACGGTAACACAAGATTAGATCCTAGTTCATCTAACATAATGGATATGTATATTTTAACAAGAACATATGATATCAATTTTAGATTATGGTTAGCAGGAGCAACAGCAACTAAACCACTATTACCAAGCAGTGATTCGTTGTACACAAACTTTAATACACCGTTAGCAAAAATTAAATCAATCAGTGACACGATTGTGTATCATCCGGTAAAATACAAAATATTATTTGGATCACAATCCGACACAGGTTTACAAGCAACATTTAAAATTGTTAAAAATTCCAGTCAAGTTACTAATGATAGTGATATTAAAAGTCGAGTTATCACAGCAATAAATCAATTCTTTGCTTTAGAAAATTGGGAATTTGGTGATACATTTTATTTCTCAGAATTAAGCACATATGTGATGAACGAATTAGCACCAGACATAGCAACATTTGTTATTGTGCCTAAAGAAGGTTCAAAAGCATTTGGAAGTCTGTTTGAAATTAAATCAGAAAATGATGAAATTTTTATTAGTGGCGCAAAAGTTTCTGATGTTGAAATAATAGATGCTGTAACAGCCTCTAAACTTAAAGCAGACGGAAACATCGCAACAAGTTCGTCAACAGTTAGCACATTAAGTGGAACATTACCTACCAGCTCAGGAGGCTCTAGTGGGGGAAGTGGATATTAATGGCATACGACAACAATCAAAAAGACTTCAGTTTGCCTGCAGGCAAGGATGACGGTAAAAGAGAATCTTCAGAATTTTTACCTAAGTATTTTAGAACTCCAGTCAACAACAAATTTTTACACAGCACAGTTGACCAACTAATATCTCAAGGAACATTAGAAAAATTAAATGCTTACTATGGACGTAAGATTACAGATGCCTACAAAGCATCTGATTTGTATGTGCCTGAAGTAACTGCTGATAGAGAAAATTACAAATTTGAACCCAGCATAGTGCAACAAGACGATTTAGGTAATGTAAACTTTTATTCAGACTACATAGACTTTGTTAATCAAATACAAAATTTAAATGGTGATGTTTCTGATCACAGTGTTCTTAATGCTCAAGAATATTATGCTTGGTCACCAAGAATCGATTGGGACAAATTTGTAAATTACAGAGAATATTTTTGGATGCCTTATGGTGCATCCATAGTTACAATATCGGGACAACAGAGAAATGTTATCAGCACATACTCAGTAACAAAGTCTGATCAATCAGACAACTATGCTTACATCTTTACGCCCAACGGACTTACAGCAAACCCAACATTAAAATTATACAAAGGTCAAACATACAAGTTTGATATTGATGCAGAAGGATTGCCTTTTGTTATAAGAACACAAAGAATACTAGATGCTTCGTACAATGTTACTGATGGTATCGATGTGCAAAGTGTTGAAAAGGGAATTATAACTTTTGAAGTGAAAGAATCTGCACCAGAAAAACTATATTACGGAAGTGATAACGATATTAATGCTTGGGGATTGATTCAAATATACGACATTGAAGAAAATTCAACAATAGATATTACTAATGAAGTATTAGGCAAAAAGAATTACACCACTGCTGATGGAGTAGCATTATCAAATGGTATGAAAATAAATTTTGCTGGCACAGTTACACCTGTGGAATATGCTGAAAAAGATTATTTTGTTGAAGGTGTAGGTGACGCAATTCAATTGATAAATGCACAAGAACTAGAAGTAAAGAGTGCTTTCACTGATGTAACACCAATTCCATTTGATTCAAAAAACTTTGACACTGTGGGATTTGGAACAGCCACATCGTATGCTGTTGATAAAGATTACATTGTTATAAACAGATCATCTCCAGACAGAAATCCTTGGAGTAGATCCAACAGATGGATTCATAAATCTGTTATAGAAGAAAGTGCTAAAGCAAACGGACAAATTGCAAATATTGATCAAGCCACAAGAGCACGAAGACCTATCATTGAATTTGAAGCAGGTATCAAACTATATAATTTTGGTTTTAAAAAGAAAGAAAATATTGATCTTATAGACACAGTTACAACAGATGTAATGAGTGATGTTGAAGGATCTCAAGGTTTTTTCATTGACGGCATCGCATTAACAAATGGAATGAAAGTGTTGTTTACTGCTGACAACGATCCTCTTGTTAAAGACAAAATATTTGAAGTTAAATTTATTAAGTTTACTGAAGGAACAACAGTTACAACTCAAATCAGTTTGGTTGAAAGTGCAAATGCTTCTCCATCACAAGGAGAAACTATTTTGGCTACTGACGGAAACGTGAATCAAGGAAAATGGTTCTATTACAATGGAACAACATGGAAATCAGCACAAGTAAAAAATAAAGTTAATCAAACTCCTTTGTTTGATTTGTTTGATAGCAATGGCGTAAGTTTCACTGACAGTATTGTATATCCTAACAGTTCGTTTATGGGTAACAAAATATTCACTTATGTTGAAGGCACAGGCACAGTAGATACTGAATTAGGATTTGCATTAACTTATTCAAATGTAGAAAACATTGGAGATATTGTTTTTGATTTTGATTTATTAAACAAAAATTACACATATCAATCACAAAATATCAACGGAACTTTAACTTCTGAAACAGCATTTTTGAAAAAATACAATGCTAGTGGCAACTTTACAACAGTAAATGGTTGGACTAAAGCACCCACTGACAGTTTTCAAAAAGTTAATAGACAGTATGTTGCATCTAACAATCAGAAAAATGATTTTGCTATTGACGTTTACAAAAAGAGTGGCGATTTAAATGATCTAAACGTGAATGTATTTGTTAATAATGTTAAAAAAATTGAAAATACCGACTGGTCAATTTTAAGAATCAACAATGAAGCATATGTTAATTTCACTACTAATTTAACAGTTAATGATATAGTTGTAATTAAAACAAGTAGTGCAACACCTAAAAACAGTAATGGTCATTATGAATTTCCAACAAACTTACAATCCAATCCACTTAATGCAAAAACAACAAAATTCACAGTTGGGCAAGTAACTGATCATGTTAAATCAATTACTAATGAATTAAAAGACATTCAAGGTGTAACTCCAGGATTTAGCAATTTAAGAGACTTCCCAAATGCAACACAATACGGTAGAAAATTTTTACAACACAGTGGACCAATGGTGTTGGCTTCGTACTTGTTAAACAACAAAGATGTAAACCTAATTTCAGCAGTCACTAGAAGTCAAAACGATTACTTTAAATTCAAAAGATCATTTATTAGTGCTATGGACGATTTAGGATTTGACGGAACTCCTAGTCAAGTGGTTGATAAAATTTTAATTAAACTCAACAAAGACAATAATAATTCATTACCGTATTTCCAAACAGACATGCTGGGTATTGGTGCATTCAAAACCACTAGACACACAGTTTTAGATATAGATAATAAATTTTTTGCACTGTCTAATAACTTTAATTTAACAGCATTATCAACTAAAGCAGTGTACGTGTATCACAACGATACACAGATAGTGTATGGTGTTGATTATGTATTTGTTAACGGATTTGTTCAAGTTACGAAAACAGTTGCACTAGATGATATTATTGTGGTTAACGAGTTTGAAACAACTAACGGATCACACATTCCAGCAACACCAACTAAATTAGGACTATATCCAAAATACACTCCTAAAATTTATTTAGACACAACAGCAATTACTCCAGTGAACGTTATTCAAGGTCATGACGGAAGTATCATAGTTGCATTCAATGACTTTAGAGATGATGCTATATTGGAAATGGAGAGAAGAATTTTTAACAATATTAAAACAACATACAATGATGAATTGTTTGGTATTAAATCTTTTGTGCCAAGAGCATACAGCACAAATAAATTTACATTTGAATCAATTAATAAAACATTGTTAGGCGATTTTAATGACTGGTTAACATTTACAGGCAACGAAGATTACACAGCAAACACTTATCACACACAAGACAACAGTTTGACTTGGAACTACGGCAATATGGTTTCTCCTCAAAATGAAAACTTGTTAGGATTCTGGAGAGGTGTGTACACTCATGCTTACGACACCGACAGACCAAATATTGCTCCATGGGAAATGCTTGGATATTCGCAAGAACCTACATGGTGGGAAACTGTGTATGGTCCAGCACCGTACACAAAAGACAATTTAATTTTGTGGCAAGATTTAGAGAAAGGCATTGTAAGAGAACCTAATAAAAAAATTGTAATCAAAAACAAATACAAAAGACCCGGTTTAACAAACAATATCCCAGTGGACAGCGAAGGCAATATCAGAAGTCCGTATGATAGTGCATATGCAAGAGGTCAAGTATTACAACTTACCAAAGACAAATTTAAGTTTGGTGATTATTCTCCTATAGAAAATACATGGAGAAGAAGTGTGCATTATCCGTTTGCACTTTTAAAAAGTTATATTTTACATCAACCAAACAAAGCAATAGGTATAGGATTAGACACAAATAAAATTACCAGAAATGCTAGTGGACAGATTGTGTACAATTCGTCAACTGCTATAAGACCTTCAGATATTATCTGGCCGAGCAGTGTTGATGACAGCACAGTAATATTAACTGCTGGATTATTAAACTATGTTTATGAAATAGTTGAAAATTCTCAAACAACAAACTATACAGATTACAAAAAACAGTTTGCTGGATTACAAACACAAATAGGCTTTAAAGTAAGAGGATACAGCAACAAAGACAAATTTAAACTGTTACTAGACAGTAAAACGCCGTTAAATTCATCAACACTATTTGTACCAGAAGAAAACTATCAACTGATTTACAATGTGTCTACACCAGTAGAAATTTTGACCTACAGTGGATTAATTATTGAAAAGTTAGCAAGCGGTTTCAGTTTAAAAGGATATGATAAAAATGATCCTTACATTAGATACCATTCTCCATTTGAACAAACTAGTGATCCAGTAATAACAGTGGGCGGAATTAGTTCTTCATTTGTTAATTGGAGTGAAAACAAAAGATATGACAGTGGGTCTTATGTAAAATTTGCAAACAATTTTTATGCTACTGATGAAACACATATTTCAACTGCAAACTTTGATGATTCAAAATTTATCAAGTTAGTAGAATTACCATCTGAAGGCGGTGCATCTGCTGTTTTAAGAAAAACTTTCTTAACAGATACAGTTCAATCTGTAGCATACGGAACAGTGTTTGAAGACATTCAAACAGTTGTTGATGTGATACTGGGATATGAATCATATCTTAAAGCCAAAGGTTTTGAATTTGATCAATATGATCCAACAACACAATTGGTTGCTAACTGGCAATTAAGTGCTAAAGAATTTTTATTTTGGACAACACAAAACTGGGACGAAGGTGCAGTAATCAGTTTAAGTCCTGCCAGCAAAAAAATAGTTGTTACATCACAATATGCTACAACTGATAATGTTATAGAAAATTACTACTCTTATGGTGTGTTAAAAGAAGATGGTAATAAACTGGATAGAGTAAATTTACGAATTGTTAGAAAATCAAACACGTTTGAATTGTTCACAAAGAACACAATAAATGGAATATACTTTGCTAAAGTTCCACTTGTACAAAAAGAACATGTATGTTTAATAGATAACACAACATCATTTAACGATTTAATTTATGATCCAGCAAGTGGGTACAAGCAGGATAGAATTAAAATGTTAGGATATGTTACAGAATGGGATGGTAGTTTAAATATTCCAGGATTTGTATTTGATGAAGCAAAAGTTGTACTTTGGGAACCTTACACCGATTACTCAATGAGTGATGTGGTAAAACACAAACAATTTTATTACACAGCAAACACAAAATTAAAAGGAACAACAGAATTTAATGATAACAATTGGCGTAAATTAGACAACAAACCAGAAAGCAGTTTGTTATCAAACCTTGATTATCAAACAAACCAATTTGCTGATTTCTATGATTTAGACACAGATAACTTTGACAGACAACAACAAAAACTTGCTCAACATTTAATTGGTTATCAACCTAGAGAATACCTAAGTAACATTATTAACGATGAAGTCAGCCAATATAAATTTTATCAAGGATATATTAAAGAAAAAGGAACAGCAAATGCTCTTACCAAATTGTTTGATGCACTAGCAAGTGCTGACAAAGAAAGTTTAGAATTTTTTGAAGAGTGGGCAATCCGCAAAGGACAATACGGAGCAGTGGACACTTTTGACGAAGTAGAATACAGTCTGAATGAAACCCAAGTTAGATTAAATCCTCAACCTATTTTACTAACAAATGATCAACCAGCAACAGCAACTGATTTGGTTTACAGAATACAATCGGGACAGACTTATCTAGCACCTAAAGATTATCAACACACACCATTTCCTGTAAAGTATGACAAAAACACATATATCAAAACTGCAGGACCTGTAAATCCAATAGATATTTCGTTAACACTGGCACAGTATGATGACTTATTAACTTCAACAAGTGTAGCAACTCTAGATGAAGGACAGTATGTATGGATTGGTAACAACAAAGGTACTTGGAGTGTTTTAAGATACAGCAACACAGATCAACAAATTGTGTCGATTATCAAAGACGGCAGTGTTATTTCAGTAAACACATTGAATAATCCAGACATAGCAGTTGGTGAAATATTTGTAGTAAATGCTAATGGTACAGATTATGTTTTCAAATCTACGTTTGTAGGAATAACATCAATTCAATGTGAAGACGTAACAGGATTTGCTTCAATAGACTCTGCTGTAGGCTTTATTAAACGATTCACTGAATCAAGATTAAATTCTATAAATGACGTCAACACAAGAATAAATGATCAAGGTCTTAAAGATAATGAAAAATTTTGGATTAACGAATCAGATGACGGTAAATGGAAAATTGTTAACAATAAATTTGTGTTTAAAAAACACAATGAATTAAGTTCTACAAGCACATCAGGAGATCAAAGTTTTGGCACGGTGATAGCCGCAAACAAACAAAACTCAACAGTATTGGTTAGTCAACCATCAGATGGAGATGGAAAAATTTATGTATTCACAAGAGGTTCTGAGAGCGGATCATTAATATTAGTACAAATTATTGAAGCACCAACAACTGATCCATTGTTAACAAATATCGATCTATTTGCTTCAGGCAGTAGTTTTGGTAAAGCAGTTGACATTTCTCCAGATGGAAATTTTGTAGTAATAGGTGCACCTGATGCCAGTAATTTAAAAACTGAGTACAAAGGAGTGTACAGTACAAGTTCTAATTACAATGTTGGAAACATAGTTCAGTACAAACAACAACTTTGGAGAGCAACTAATCAAGTGGAAGGTGCAATAGCACAGGATTTATTCTCAACATTTGATTCATCTGCTTTTTACAAAGAGAACGTTGGATTCCAAACAACAAGTTTATTGATAGGCGACAGTGTATTCCTAAATCAAACAACAGATCATATACTGGTAAGAGCATCCACAGAACAGTACACAGCAACTAAAATAGGTGATAGACTGATATTAGATTATGTTGATTTCAGTAGTGATTATCCAATAGACAGAAACAATTATGCTAAAGTGGCGAATCAACCTTTTAATGGAGTTGAATCTCCAACAATTAAAGACAATATTTTCAGCGGTGCTGATATGCCTATTCAAGAAAAGATTGACGAAATTTTAGAAGTATCAAATACATTAACAGATCCTGTTGTAGGAAATTTATTAAACACAGACACAGCACAAGGTACTGTGGTGTATGTGAGAAAAGTTGCCGCAAAATCTATAATATATCTTAAAGATGTGAGTGGTGTATTTGCTGAAAGCGGAAGTTTAACTTTGGATATATTGCCTATAGGAGTGTATTCAAGAGTGAATTCAGAAGACTACGATTACCTTGGTGGTTGGTGGAAAATAAACATAGGTGCTAATGTAACCACAAACGCAGGATCAGATGTTACAACCAACGTTGTAATTCAAGACATAAAAGTATTAAATGAAGTTAGAGACACTAATAGATTTTTCAGTTCAATGGAACAACCTATTGCTCCAATAACACCTCAAGCACCATTGGTAAAAGCACAATTTGGAATTGGAACATATTATCAAGATTATTACATTGACGCAGGATCGAACACATGGGTTACTAATCCAAGTCCTCAAGCAATTTTAAGCAATAAATGGTTTGTAAGAACAGGGTACGACATAGCTCATGACAGCACATTAAATTCTAGCAATTCAACCAACTACGTAAGTGTTTGGTTTAATAATGTTGATTCAGGCGCTTTTGATTTTGCCGGATTGAATATTGACAATGACGACACAAATGGACTTAAAGAAGTAGTAGACATATGGGAAGGTTATGTTGATGTAGATTCACAGCCAGACAACAATGCAAATTATTATTTCCCATCAGTAGGAGTGCATCAAATATATGATCCTAACACTCAAGCACAGGCAGATGTTACGTTTGTTCAGTTTATAGGATTAGAAAAAATAAGAATTTACTTTAATAATTCAAACAACAAACAGTTCAGTTTAGGATCTAATGCTAGTGCACCATCAACTATCACTAGAATAGGCGGAGGTGTAAACAGAACTATAGGATCTATTGAACAAACAGTTCAATCAGGAAATGCAGACGGAGACATTTTAGTTTTCCAACATACATCATCTATTACAGCATCTGGAAATCCTGACTTCTACACAGTTAACGATATGGAGTACTGGATATGGGACGAATTTGAAAATGTACCAGGAATTAATCAAAGTGCTAACATACCAGGAAGCCAAAACAGAGATTGGGTCCAAACATACAATATTCCAATTGGGGAAGGTGTTCAGAGTGTTTACACCAATCAAGGTGCATTTTTAATTTACAAAAAGAATACAAAAGGTCTGTTCGAATACAATTCAGCATACACTGTGCCTGACACTCAAAGTGGTTTAAGGTTAGGAAGTAAAATTCAATTACGTGATGTTGGAAATGTTACAACAGCATTTATTGGTGCTGAAGGTAATGGAACTTCCAGTTTACCAGGAAAAATTTATTTTGTAGATTACAGTGCTACAAAAAATTGGCGTCTGGGTGTTGATCAATATTATATGGGCGTGTTTGATGATCAAACTGATTACCTAAAAGACGAATTAGTTGTGTTTAGCAATCAGTTATACAAAGCAAAAACAAACATCAGTGCAAATTCTTGGCAATTAAGTTTATGGGATTTACAAGATACGCACACAGACTTTTTAGGATATGTACCTAATGACAGTGGTATTGAATTACAAGGTGATTCAACTTTAAATCAAAACAACTTAATTAAATTTGCAAACACATTTGATGTTGATACAAATGGTATTAATATTGTGTTAACCAACAAGTACAGCGATGATGGTCAAAATGTTGTTGTGTACAGACAAAGCGACGGACACTATTCATACAAACAAACAATAACACCTGCAGATGATTCTGCTCCAATAATTGACTTTGGTTCAGACATAAGCATATCAGGAGACGGTGAATTGATCGCTGTTGGAAGTCCGTTGAAAGATGTTGTTGATATAGACATGGGATCAGTGTATGTTTACAAAAAAGTTAACAACGATTCTGGACAGTACACATTAAATCAAACACTAGTAAGTCCAAGCAAAGAAACTTCGGAACAATTTGGAAATACTCTATCGTTTAGTGGAGATGTACTAGCAGTAACGTCATTAAAAGGCGATCAACAATTATCAACACTTATTGATAATGGACAAACAGTATTTGATGGTACAATGACCAAATTTGTTGAAATACAATCAGATGTGGGTTCAATTCATCTGTATCAAAAATTTGAAAACACATTACTATATGGTGAAAAATTCACTTACATCAACGACACTTTAGAACAATTTGGAACGAACTTGTTGGTCAACAACAATCACGTTTATGTTGGACTGCCTAAATTACAATTAGCCAACAGTCAAATGGGCACATTGGTAGACTTTAGAAAATCACCTACAGAATTCAATTGGACTAGTATACATCAAAGCAGTGAAGGGGTTGATCAACCAGACTTATCAAAAATACAAGGAGTTTTCCTTTACAGTAAATCGACAAACAAATTATTAACAACATTAGATTATGTTGATCCAATATTTGGAAAAATTCCTGGACCAGCAGAATCTGAAATTTCATACAAAACAAATTATGACCCGGCTGTGTACAACAGTTCTACAGCAGTAGGAACAATGGATAAAACCAATCACTGGGATGATACTCAGGTAGGAAAATTATGGTGGAACATCAGCAAAGCAACATATTATTATCCATATCAAAGCAACATAATTTTTAATAATTCATATTGGAATAAATTATTTGTAGGTGCTAGTATTGATGTACACGAATGGATTGAATCACCTTACACTCCTACACAATATAATACTATTAGTCAATCTAATGAAGGAAGTGCATTAGGCATTACAGGAACAGTTGAAAATACAACAGACTTTGTAACCAAAAAAGTTTATGATAAAGTTGCTGGAGTGTTATCTAATAGATATTTTTATTGGGTTAAAAGCAAAACAACAACACCAGAAATAGAAACAAGAACATTAAGCGCCAATGCTGTTGAAAATTTAATTAAAGATCCAAGAGCTCAAGGTTACAAATATGTAACAGTGTTTGGCAAAAACAAATTTGCTCTTGTAAACTGTGATTCATTTATTCAAAGTAATGACACAATTATTAGTTTCAGATTGAACACAATTGCTAGTAAAAATAATGTTCATAAAGAATATGCTTTACTAACACAAGATTCTGCTACAAGTACACTGCCTAAAGACATAGAAACAGTGTGGTTTAACAGTTTAATTGGATATGATTCAAAATCTAATCCTGTACCAGACCCTAATTTAAGTGACAAATTAAAATATGGTACATTACAAACTCCAAGACAGAGTTGGTTTGCTAATAAACAAGAAGCACTTAAACAAACAATTGAAAGAGTTAACACTTCTTTAAAAACAAAACTGGTTGTTGATGAAATTGACATCAGTAATTTAATAAAATCAGATCCAGCACCAACTATTAATACAGGAGTATTTGACACAACTGTTGACACCGAAAATGAATTGGATTCTGTAGGAGTAGGATCAGTTAAACCTGCATCATTAAACATCACAGTTACAAACGGAAAAATTTCTAATGTTGTAATAACAGATGCTGGTAAAGGTTACAAATCAATACCAACGTACAAAATAAAAAGCATTACAGGTGAAGGTGCTGTGATAAGTTTAACAACTGATGTTAATGGATCGATCAACAGTGCTAAAATTTTACAAGCAGGTAGTAATTACAAAGAAGATGCAACGATAGAAGTAAGAACATTTAGCACGTTAGTCACTGCTGACAGTACAGTAGATGGAAAATGGGCAATATATGATTACAACAGTAGAGATGGTTGGCAGAAAACAAAAATACAAGCATTCAATGTAAATCTGTATTGGAGTTATGCTGATTGGTATCAAACAGGTTACAGTCAAATTACTGCTATTGATCATTTGATATCACAAAGTTACGAAATAAATGCATTAGATGACAGTATAGGACAAATTATAAAAATTGAAACTATTGGATCCGGCGGTTGGTTACTATTGAAAAAAATTGATAACCAAGTAGATGTCGATTACACTGTAAACTATCAAACAGTGGGAAGACAAAATGGAACAATTCAATTCTTGGATAACTTGTATGCGTACAGTGGCAACATAGGTTTTGATTCAAACAGTTTTGATGTTCAACTGTATGACAGACAACCAATTGAGGAAACACGTATAATATTAGAGACAATTAGAGACAAAATATTTGTAGAAGAATTAGCAATAGAGTATAATAAAATGTACTTTGCTGGTATTCAGTATGCTTTATCGGAAAACAAACTGAATGATTTTGTGTTTAAAACAAGTTTTGTTAAGGCTCAACACAATGTTGGACAATTAGAACAGAAAATTACATTTAAAAATGATAATCTATCAAACTACGAAGATTATGTACAAGAAATTAAACCATATAAATCTAAGATTAGGGAATATGTTAGTTCGTATGAGAAAACAGAACCAACAAACTCTGTAATAACTGATTTTGATTATGCACCAAAATATATCAATGGTGTAATAACTCCATCTAAGGTCACAATCAACAACGATCAGTTAGTGGGTGCAGACAACATTACTACATATCCAGATAAAAATTGGAAAGACAACATAGGTTACAAAATCACAGCAATTAATATTGCTAATGGTGGAACTGCTTATACTAATCCCCCTGCTGTTGAAATTACAGGTGGTGGCGGAACTGGTGCAACTGGTACAGCATATATTAAAAATGGTGTGGTATACAGAATAAATGTTACAAACAGTGGATCAGGATATATTTCTTCTCCAACAGTAACATTAAGTGGTTCAACAACAGGTACTCTAGCCAAAGCAAGTGCTGTGTTAGGTGAAAGTTTACCTCGTACAACTCACATTGGAATAAAATTTGACAGAAACACAGGTGATACGTTCGTTACCAGTTTACAAAGAACAGAAACATTCACAGGTAACAACAGTCAATTGAAATTTAAATTAAAATGGCCAATGGATCTACGCACAAACACAATTACTATTCTTGTAGCAGGCAAAAAACAATTGAAAAGCACATTTGTATACAAAAATGAAACAGACACAACAAAAACATATACAAGACAAACAGGATATATTCAATTTGTTTTACCGCCAGTAAATTTATCTACAATTTCAATTAGTTACAAAATAAATGAAGATGTGTTAAACACTGCTGACAGATTTGCATTGTATCAACCAACATCAGGAATGCCTGGAAAAGAATTAGCACAAGTGATTGATGGTATAGATTACGGTGGAGTTGAAGTGAGAAGTATTGGATTTGAAAACAACTCAGGCTGGGGCAATGAACCTTATCTGCAAGGCGAATGGGATACATTTGATGAAAGTTATGAAGATGAAGTATTCTATCTAGATGGTAGTACATTAACATTGAATCTAGCAAACACTCTAACGTCAGGTATTGAATATCACATTTATCAAAATGGACAAAGAGTGGATGATCCTGCATTTGATCTTGGTGCACCTACAAATATTTTAGCACAAATGAATTCACTACAAGGTGACGGATCTACAAAAACTGTTGATATCAGTATGTTAGAAACAGATAATGGCGATACAATTATTGTAAGAAAATCTACCAGTGATGGAGCATTTTTACCAGATCCAACCATAGTTGATACTTTAATTAAAGGTGGAGATTTGGCATACTCAACAGCACAAGGTATAAATGCAGAAGACATAAATGTTGATGGTGACGGATTTGTAACAGAAACTTCTGCTAAAGGTCCTGAAGAATTTGTACCTGGTCAAGTTTTAGATACTTTAGATATTCAAGTGTATGATAGAGGTCAGAGTTCGGGTAGTAAAATTAACAGTTACAACTATATTGGTGACGGTGCAACAACTGAATTTAACTTTGTGGACTCACCACAAAGTAACACAGCAATATTTTTAAGTATTAACAATATTTTGTACAACACAAATCAATTCACAATTAATTACCAAGACAAATACATCAACTTGAATCAAACACCAGCACTGGGTGATAAAATTAACTTTATCACAATGGGTAACAATGGAGAGTCTATACTTGACGTTGATGCATTCACAGGTGATGGAAGTACAGTTGAATATGTAACTAGAGCAAAATTCAAAGCAGGAAATATACAAACCTTTGTAAAAGTAAATGGCGAAGATGCTACATATTCTGTAATTGAAACAGATTCTTCTTATGCTGTTCCTAATAGAGTGGCAATTAGATTTAATTCCGCTCCTACATCAGACAGTTATATCAACATAGTGGTGTATGAGAGTGCTTCACAATCTTTCAGCGAAGTTACTCAAGACACTTTTACAGGTGACGGAAGTACAGCAACATATCAAATGAATCAAACACCTTTCACACAAACACCTTTTACAAATAACGTGATTGTGAAAGTTAACAATGATGTTTTAAGAAGTGGATTCCACAGAAAATTTACTGTGAGTACATTAAGAGAATATGAATTTAAAAATTGGCAAGTATTACCAGGCACAATCAATGCTTCAGAGGTTAGAGCATACCTAAATAAAGTTGAACTTACGTCCAGTCAATACAGATGGAATCCAGGTAATTCGAGTATTACATTAACTGGCGGTGTGGGTGTTGCAGATGATACATTGGATGTATATATTGAAAACGGAGAATACAGTGTGAACGACAGTGGACTGATTACATTTACAACTGCTCCAACAGATTTAAGCACAATCACCGTTTACCAATTTAGTAAACACGATGTGCAAGACATTGACAGAACACAATATGATGTTGTGGCAAAATTAACAGTCACAGTTAACACAGATGATTATTATCAATACAATCAATTAACAAATGGTGTTGTAAAACTAAACAGACCGGCTGTTGATGCTCAATATGTTTGGGTGTGTTTAAATGGCGAATGGTTAGCACCTAGTGTGGACTACACAGTGTCTAACAATCAAATGTATTTAAAAATTAACAGAACGTTGTCGCAGAATGACGAAATAGATGTGATTCATTTCACTGCTCCAAGTTTTGTAGGCAAGTTTGCTTACAGACAATTTAAAGATATCATGAACAGAACTCACTTCAAACGTATCGGTGATGACAAACAGTACACGTTGGCACAAAATTTATTATGGAATGATCAAAAAATTGTGCTGATAGACGGTGTTGGAATCACAGAACCTAGTGTGGCTTCACAACTGCCGGGTATTGTCTTCATAGATGGCGAAAGAATTGAGTACTACAAAAAAGATGGTAACACTCTAGAACAACTAAGACGTGGAACATTTGGTACTGGTATAGCAGAAGTGCATCATGCCAACACTGATGTGTACGATCAGAGTGCTTTCCAAAATGTACCATACCAAGATTCTTTCATATCTGAAACATATACAGGTGCAGATGTGGTAAACAACACTCTTAACATAGGTTTTACACCTAAATCAGCAAATGAATTTGAACTGTTTGTAGGTGGTAAAAGAATGAGAAAAAATAGTATCAGTGTATATGATCCTGCATTAGGGCAAGACAGCCCAGAAGCAGATAGCACAGTGCCTGCAGACTTTAGTGTATCAGGTACAACTGCTGTAATCACTTTCACTAACACACCAGCCGAAAATGCCCAAATTTTGCTGGTAAGAAAACAAGGTAAAATATGGCAAACAGGAGCAGATCCACTGAGTCAGACGGAAAATGACATCGCAAGATTCATACGTCAAAAGGAAGTGGCTGTGCCGCAATAAATACAATGGTAGAACGGAGTAAAAATGAGCAAAATTAAAGAGAACAGTGGTGTACTAATACAGGGACACATCAAAATACATGATCCTGAATCAGACAAGATTTTCGTTGATAAACGCAACGCAATTCATTATGAGAATATGAGTGTTGCTTTGGCAGAAAGTGTTGCTAATCAGGGGCAAGGATTCATAAATTCAATGTCGTTTGGAAACGGTGGAACAAGTGTTGACCCAACAGGTATCATCACATATCTTACTCCAAACAGTACAGGTACAAATGCTACACTGTACAACCAAACATACACAAAAATTGTTGACGACAGATCAGTTTCAAACCTAGATCCACAAAGAAACAAAATAGAAACAAGACATATCAATGGAACAAATTACACAGACGTTGTTGTAACTTGTTTGTTAGACTATGGTGAACCAAATGGACAAGATGCTGTTGACACTGCAAGTGTTTCAAACAGTTTATATGTATTTGATGAACTAGGATTAGTAAGTTATTCACCCAGCGGTACAGGCAAATTACTAACACACGTAATTTTTCATCCAGTACAAAAAAGTTTAAACAGATTGATTCAGATTGATTACACAGTTAGAGTTCAAAGTTTAACAGGGTTTAACGAAGGATAATAAATGGCATACAATATAAGTTTTACCGATGCTATAAACAAAGGTACTATCACTATAGAAGATAACACTGTAAACAATCAGACCAGTGTTAATTTTCCAGGAAAGAATACTACTTCTTACGGAACAGTTATATCGGAAAACTTTTTACAATTACTAGAAAATTTTGCTAACAGCACAGCACCATTAAGACCTATTGAAGGACAACTTTGGTTTGATAACGCCGCAGGTGTAAATCAACTTAAAGTGTATGATGGAGCAAATTGGGTAGCATCAGGTGGATTGAAAAAAGCAATCAACCAACCAAGTGCATCTGAAAGTATTTCAGGAGATTTATGGGTAGACACAAATGCTCAACAATTATATTTGTTTACTGGTTCGGGTTGGATTTTAATTGGTCCGCAATACAGTCAAGGTTTGACAACAGGTGCAACTCCTATATCAATAATAGGCACAGACGATTTATCATACAGCATTGTGAAACTTGAAGTTGAAGCACAGACAGTTGCTATAATTTCTAAAAGTTCATTCACTCCTAAAATTACTATCCCAGGCTTTTCAGCATTGAATCCAGGAGTAAATTTAAGTTCGACAAATTTTGGTTCTGATGTAAACAAACTATATGGAACATCAGAAAAAGCAGAATCATTAGTAGTTGGTAACACCACAGTTGCCGCAGGAAATTTTTTAAGATCAGACACAACATCGTTAACTGACTTTCCTATTAAAATTAAAACTGACCAAGGTTTAGAAGTTGGTTCCGCTGGAACATTTAAAATGTTTGTTGAAAATCAAGCAGGTATAATTCAATTAGGAACACAAGATGAAGAAATAGACTTTAGATTAAACAGTGGCGGTTCGGTATCAACAGTGATGAGAATAAGTTCACAACAACAAGTTGGTATTAACAACACAAATCCAAATGAAGCATTAGATGTTACAGGAAATATTTTATCATCAGGCACAATAGTGTCAAACAGCACGTCACCATCAATCAATATAGGTTCAGGAGCAATTGTTTCTAAAGGTGGATTAGGTGTGGCTCTCAGTGCAAACATAGGTGGACCAGGAACGTTTGCTGGCGATATCACAGCACAATCAGTTTTACCTTCTCAAAATTTAACTTACAACATTGGATCAACTACAAACAGATACAACACAGTTTACGCCAACCAAATACAAGCAGGCAGTGTCGTAACAAGCAGTATCACAGGAAATGCCACAAGTGCCACTTCTGCTGATAAACTTGCTCAAGCAACAACATTTAGATTGGCAGGAGATGTTACAGCAGTAGATGTTTCGTTTGACGGACAAACTGGTGGAACAACAAAAACTTTTACAACAAGTATAAACAATTCATTCATAGGTAACCAAACATTAACAACTACCAGCAATGTTGGAGATGAAATTATCATTAATAGAACATCGGGATCAACAGGAATTTACAAAACAACTGTTGGAGCAATCACTAACGCAATACCAACACCACCAGTAGCATCAATGATGCCTTATGCTGGAGCAACTGCTCCTACAGATTGGTTGTTTTGTGATGGTGCTGAATTACAAAGATCAGTTTATAATCAATTGTTTCAAACAATAGGAACTCAATATGGAACTCCAAGCAGTTCAGCAACATTTAAATTGCCAGACATGCGTGGTAGATTCCCACTAGGTAAAGACAACATGAGCAATCCTGGATTGGGACAAGGATCAGCAGACAGAGTAACATCGCCGGTAGCAGACGGATTAGGTTTAGGTGCTGGTAATGAAACAAAAACTATTGCAAAAGAAAATCTTCCAAATCACGAACACGATTTAAAAGCAGATAATGGAGATCAATTCTTTGCAGGTAGAAACATTGCAGGCACTTCTACAGATCCAGAAGTAACCACAACAAGCGGACCAGATTTATCAAATGCCAATGGTGCTCAACAATTACCAAACTCAGGTGGCATAGACGGAACAATAGGACAAGCAATGGATGTGATGAATCCATACTTAACATTAAACTACATCATTTATACTGGAGGAGCATAATGAGTTATAGGTTGAATAAAACTGACGGCAGTTTACTTGTAGATTTAGTTGACGGTCAATTAGATACCACTTCCAGTGATCTTACACTGATAGGAAGAAACTATTCAGGTTTTGGCGAAGTATTAAATGAAAACTTTATACAATTATTAGAAAACTTTTCTAATACATCTGCTCCTATCAATCCTATCAGAGGACAACTTTGGTTTGACACAGCAGAGAATAGATTAAAAGTTTATAACGGATCATCATTTACATCATCAGGCGGAACAACAGTTGCAGAGACACAACCTAACATGGTTGCAGGTGATCTTTGGATTAACAGTGTAACAAGTCAATTGTATTTTTATGATGGTACAAGATTACAACTAGTAGGTCCTGATTATTCAACAGCACAAGGAACATCAGGTCATCAAGTAGTAAGTGTGCTTGACACACAAAATATTACACAAACAGTGATTAAAATGTTTGTAGGTGGTAACATTGTTGGCGTTCATTCAAATTCAAACTTTACACCAACGGTAGCATCTAGAATTGCTGAATTAGTCACAGTTGCTAATCCATCAGGAACAATAGTAAAAGGTTTTAACACAGTAGGTACAGATTACAAATACAAAGGCACAGCCACAATTGCTGAATCATTAGTGGACGGCAATGGTGTTGTTCGTACAGCAGATCAATATTTGGTTTCAGACAGTGATGACACAACCACAGGTGCTCTTACAATTCAAAACAATGCAGGTTTAACTGTTGGTCTAAATCAGAACACAAAACTACAATTCACTAACAATGCATTCACAATAGCAAACCAACTATCAAATCAAGATGTAGAAATTAAAGTACGAACACCGGCTGAAGTTTCAGCATTCAAAATAGATTCTTCTGCTTCAGCAGTAGGGATTTATAAAGCATCTCCAACAGCAACTTTGCATGTAGGTGGAAATGCAATCATAGATGGAAACTTAACCATAGGCGGAACACAAACAGCAGTTGACACAGTAACTTTAAGAGTTGAAGACAAAAACATAGAATTAAATCTTTCCAGTACAGGTGCAACAACTAACGATGCTGGAGCAAATGGTGGTGGAATAACTTTAAAATCTACAGACGGTGATAAAACATTTGCCTGGGCAGACGGCACAGATGCTTGGACAAGTTCAGAATGGCTTGATTTTGCTATTGGCAGAGGATTAAAAATAAACACAAACACTGTGTTGACAGAAACTGCTTTAGGTGGTTCGGTTTTAGGATCGTCATTAACATCTTTGGGAACATTAGTAAGTTTAGATGTAGATGATGTTAATATTAATGGATCAACAATTACCAGTCAAAACTCACAGTCATTAAAATTAAGTTCAGACACGGCGGCTATAGAAGTTTTAAATAACAAAAGAATTACAGGCGTTGGGGCACCAATTAATGCTTCGGATGTTGCCACAAAAGAATACACAGATGGATCTGCAATTATTAGTTTACAATTAGATGTATCAGGCTTTACACAAAACGCAGTGGGAAACAACTATCTTAACACAAGAGAAGTATTAGAAACATTATATCCTGTTGCAGGATACGGAAGTGGTTCTGCTGAACCACCATTAGGTATATTTGTTAACAGTGTGATACCTGCAAGAGGTGATGGTGCTTTAGCAAGAGTGTTAACAGTTGATTATGGTGTAGGTGGAGGATTCACAATACCAACAATTGATTTTTCAACTTTGAAAAATTATGCTCAAGTGGATCAAACTGTCACTGTACAACAAAGAACTATTTCAAGTGTTCAATTTGGTGCACAAAATCCAAGTTTAGGAACAACAACAAAAATTACAACAACTGCTTCGCACTATTATGAAGGTGCTCAAACAGTTGTAATCACAGGCACAACTGTGGTGAACGGTGTGTCAGCAAATATTGACGGCAATTACACAATACAGGCGGCAGAATTTCCAGCAGAATCTCCAAACTTTGTGAGTTTCACAATCAATTTGGATACTTCAGCGGCAGGGTGGGGCAGTGCTACTTGTACAGTTGGTACAGTAGAAAGAACTCCAGTTGTGGGTGCCGCAAACAAACAGGTGTTAGAAGAGCTGTCTAATGCATCAAACGTAACAGGATCGATCACTTTTGCTCCTACAAGAAAATTATTACAATTTGGTGTTAATGGCGGTGTTTGGCAATTTGATAGAGAAATAACACTAACATTAACTTCGTAGGAACGATAAATATAAGAAACAAAGGGTATTATGGCATATATTGTTAACAAATTTGATGGAACACTGATAGCAACTGTAGAAGACGGTACTATTGACAACACAACTAATCTACGTTTTATAGGTAAAAATTATGCTGGATACGGCGAAATCCAAAATGAAAACTTTTTACACCTATTAGAAAACTTTGCTAGTGGTAGTCAACCAAGTCGTCCTATGGGTGGACAAATATGGTTTGATACATCTTTAAGTAAATTAAAGTTTTATGATGGAACAAAATTCAGAACAACAGGCGGTGCTGAAGTTAGTGCCACTGCACCAGTAGGATTAACCACTGGTGATTTTTGGTGGGACACAGCAAACAGTCAATTGTATGCTTGGGACGGAACAAGTTTTGTTCTTGTAGGTCCACAAGGTACAGGTAGCACAGTTACTCAATTTGTTTCAAGACAGATTAGAGATAATTTAAATGCCAACCAACTCATTATTGAAGGTAAAATTAATAATGATACTGTGATGTTATTCAGTTCAGCAGAATTCACAATAGGTACAACAGATCCATCTAACCAAATTACAGGATTCGATGTTGTTAAAAAAGGTATTACATTAGTAAACACACAGTCAACAACAAATGGTGTTACATCTACAGATCATAGATATTGGGGTACTTCATCCAACTCAGATAGATTGGGTGGATTTTTAGCCGCAGACTTTATTAGATCAGGAGCAAGTGCTTTTTCTAGTATTGTAAGATTTGGTGATGTAGGATTTACTGTTGGAGATTCAAATGATTTAAAAGTTTCAATAGTGAATGGTACAGAAGGATCTATTGCCAATGAAATAGGCAGTAAAATTTCTTTAAAAGTTAATGATAGTGGTACTGTTAATGAAATCGCTTTTGTAAATGCAGACGGTATTCTTCCAGGTACTGGTAATAAAAATTTAGGAATAGTAACAGACAAGTGGTACGAAGTACATGCAAACTATTTTAAAGGGTTGGCAGACAGTGCTTCAGGTATAGACTTTGGTGCAACAACATATTTAGGTTCTACAAATGCTGTAAACAACACCACAGCATTGAGAGATGCATCAGGAGAAATTACAGCCAGTGTGTTCAATGGTAGAGCAACACAGGCTTCTTATGCTGACTTGGCTGAGATTTACTCAACAGATAAAGAATACGAAGTTGGAACAGTAATGGCAATTGGTGGTGACGCAGAAACAACAGCATTCTTTGATGGTGGTCCATTTGGTGGCAATGTGTTTGGAGTTATATCAGGCAATCCTGGTTTCTTAATGAACAAAGACGCTGAAGGACAAGCAATTGCTTTTGTTGGACGTGTGCCAGTTAAAGTTACAGGTGCAGTTGAAAAAGGTGAAAAAATTTATGCGGCAGATTTAGGTTTAGGTACTACAACCAAAAAAGGACAATTGGTTGGTTTTGCATTAGAATCAAATTCAGATACATCCACAAAACTGGTTGAGGTAGCACTACGCCTAATAAATAGTTAGTAGGAATAAAAATAAATGGCTTTAGTAACAGCAAATAGATTCAACACTTTAAGACAACAGATAGATAATGTGTTAGGAAATGGTTCAGGTGACACTGGTTATGGACAAACACTTACAACTCAGTCTGTACAAGTTGGCGATTTGATCAACGCAACAAACATCAATAACTCATACGAAGATTTAAGAAAAGCATACAAACACCAAACTGGTGGCAATCCATCAACAAATGTAATTCAAGCAGTCAATCAAGGTGACTTGATCAAAGAAAATGATGGTGTTAGTTACACAGGTTGGGATCAATACGAAGCATTAGCGACAACAATCAGCACAAATAGATTAACAGTTGATTCAACGCAACAAGTTGTTGCAACTGCTTTATCTAACACAAGAGGTTCATGGAATGGAACAATTACTCTTATTGTGAACGTAAATTTTACATCTGCAGACGCTAGAAGATATTATTTTAACTCAGGTGGATATATTCAAATTTCATCCAGCACATCAGATTCCAGTTCAAAAGGTAGTTCTTGGAATTCAGTAATGGGCGGAAATCTTAAATTTAGTGCTCATGGAACAACACATACAGGAAACGGTACAGTGGATGGATCATCAGTAGGAAATTTTGAATTAACAGGATCCTCACAAAGACTATTATCAAACTTTGATGCAGGTGGTGGAGCATATGCTCAAAACGATTATTATGTAGATGTAATTCAATCAAGTGCTACTCAAATACGATTCACAGTAACTTGGAGAGACGAATCAGGTGGTAATCCAGATGAAAATATTTCTAATTTAACATCTAACTTCTACACAGCAACAGCAATCACAGATGTAATTGGTACTGCACCAGGAGTTGTGCGTGGTTCTGGCGATAATTTCTAATCTATAGTTGACTTATATCCAAAAATCAAGTATAATATTTTTAATATTATGGATGAATCCTTATCAAAATCTTTGGAATACGCAGAGCGTCTAAGCACGTTCAACAATCAAATAAAACTGTTAAAAGAACAGTGTCTTGAGAATAATATCTTGTACACTCAAGGACATCAATTTACCGTTGATCTCAATCTAATCAACTATTGTTTAACATTGATGAACATCAAAAAAACTAATGAAGCAATTTTTCTTGATGATTACAAACTTCCGGTAAAAATCACAGACATCAACTCCTTTCACAACAATATTACTGACTTGTATCAACGTAATCTAAATCAGTACTTTGTGGAATACAATCAATTGGTGAAAGATAAAGGTGAGATCTAATCATGACCAAAGGAGTTTTGCTTTTTGCACACAACAACAGCACTGTGGATTATGTCAAACAGGCTAATTTTTGTGCAGGACAAATAAAGAAACATCTAAATTTGCCAGTGTGTTTGATTACGTCAGACAAATTCAATGAAGATCACAATAATTTTAATCATGTGATTGTGGTAAAAAAGCCAACCACTACTCAAACTAAAACATTCAATAATGCTACACAACGTTATGAAGATTTCTGGAACAACACTTCAAGACCCGATGCGTACTCTTTAACACCATATGATGAAACCATTGTGATGGACACAGACTATGTGGTAGCAAACAACAATCTTAACAAAGTGTTTGACAGCAAGGAAGACTTTTTAATTAATTACAAAGCACAACACATAGACTTTGAATCCAGATACACTGAGGAAATGAAATACATAAGCGATACTGGTATTGAAATGTGTTGGGCCACAGTGTTTTATTTTAAGAAAACTGAAAGAACTAAAATTTTATTTGAATTAATTAATCATGTAAAAAATGAATGGGAATTTTATAGGTTCAAATATCAAATTATAAACACAATTTACAGAAACGACTTTGCATTTGCTGTGGCAATTCATATGATTAATAATTTTGATAAAACCGATTGGCCCAAACAACTGCCAGGCAAACTGTTTTATACCACAGACAAAGATAAGGTAAACTCGTACGTGGATAATAAATGGAGTTTTACATTTGAACGAGGAACGAAATGTCAAATAAAAGATATGAACATACACATAATGAACAAAATAGGATTGAATAAAATTATAGATCAACATGAATAGAGGTTTTATATTATTTGTACAGAAGAACGATGTTTGTGATTATCTTAAACAAGCAGTCGCTTGTAGTTTAAGCATTAAAAAATTTATGCCCAACGAGCAAGTGTGTTTGATCACTGATATTGTTGTCCCTGAAAACTATCAAAAGCACTTTGATATAATCAAAGACATACCCGGAGATGATCTAGCAGTCGACAGTGACTGGAAAGTTAATAATAGATGTAAAATTTATAATACCAGTCCATTTGACCAATCTATTGTGATAGATGTAGATATGCTGTTGTTGGAAAACATAGAACATTGGTGGAAACAGTTAAGCAACTATGAATTATATTATACCAATAAAGTAAAAACTTACAGAAATGATTGGGTAACAAGTGATTATTATAGAAAAGTCTTTGTGGAAAATTCATTACCTAATGTGTATTGTGGATTTCATTATTTTAAAAAATGCAAAAACAACGAAGTATTTTTTAAATTATTAACAGATATAGTGATAAACTATGAACAATACAGCAAACGTTTCACAAAAAATAAAACACAGTCTTGGTGTAGTATGGATGTTGCTACTGCAATAGCAATTAAGTTGTTGGGTATACAACACAAAGTTTTCAGTAAACATAACAATTTAACATTTACTCACATGAAACCCAAAATACAACACTATCAAAGTCAATTAAAGTTGTGGACTGAACAAATTGATTACAATCTTAATTCACAAAATGAATTATTTGTAGGCAATATTAAACAACACGGTTTGTTTCACTATGTGGAAGATAATTTTTTAACAGACAAGATGCTGGAGCAACTACAATGAACATAAGACCGCCGCTAGAATTTGATGTAATACGTCCTGCAGTGAAATATTATTTTCATTTCAATCCAGAATCTAATGAAGTGCTTGGGTGTAGTGTGCAACAACAAGGACACAGTGTAGAAATTACAGAAGAACTAGCAACACAGGTTCAAAGCGGATCAAAGCAACTATCAGATTACAGAGTAGTATTCAAAGACACCGAATATGTTGTCGAATCGCGGTATGTAGTAAACAACAAACTGCAAACTGATATAAAAACAGACAACCATACTAACAAAGTGGTTTACGAAATAATAAAAAATGATAAAGATTCATGTGTTAGATTCAAACTGGATATGAAAAATAAAAAATGGAACGTTAGTATAGATGATGATTTAAAAAATATAATACAAAACACAGTAAAACAAGACAATAATGTGTTTAAATTTTTTACTACACCACAACACAATACAAGTGTTCCTGATTATTCCTTTGATGTAGACTTAAAGCAGTTGTGTACTACTGGTGATATTCAATTTGAGCATAAATCTAATCAAACACCAAGATTGTTTTGTAGAAAAATTTACAATTATTCATATGAGGTAGCACAATGATTTTAAAGGTATCTGATATGGATTTTGTGTTTTTAAGTGTTGATGAACCCAATGCTGAAAAGAATTTTGCTAACTTAAAAAGAAAAATACCCTGGGCAAAACGTGTACACGGTGTTAAAGGCTTTGACACAGCACATAAAAAAGCGGCAGAAATATCTGAAACAGATAGATTTATCACAGTTGATGCTGACACACAAATACATGACAGTTTTTTGAATGTGATAGTTGACTTAAATTCGTTAGGACTAGACAATACCTATCAATTTAGTTGGTGTGGAAATATTGATCTTAATGGATTAAGATACGGCAACGGCAGTTTAAAATGTTGGACAAAAGATTTTGTAAAAAATATGAAGACACACGAGAATCATGATGGTGAAGCAGATAGCACAAACAAAAATGTAATAGAATTTTGTCATTTTCCAAATTACTATCAGTTTAATGAAAATTATTCAACCAGTTACATAGATGGATCTGCATATCAATCCTGGAGAGCCGGATTCAGAGAAGGTGTTAAAATGAGTTTGGATAAAAATGTGCGACAAGCACCAAAAGACTTGTGGTGGCAAAACTATCAAAGATTACTGGTATGGATGACAGTGGGTATGGATAATCCTTATGGTATTCATGCTATTCATGGAGCAAGAACAGGTTGCTATCTCACAATGTGTACAGATTGGGATTTCAGTCAAGCAAACGAATATAGATATTTTGAAAAGTATTGGAAGTTTGAACTTCATGATGATGTTAAAGTTAATTTTTATCAAGACAGTATCGAACTAGGCAAAAAGATTACTGCTGAGCACGATATCGAATTACCTATTGAACCATTAACTGTGGAACAAAGTAAATTTTTTAAGAAAGTATACCTTAACACTCCAAGAATAATGAGGAAAACAATTTAATGTACGATATTGTGTTTATAAGTTACAATGAAGCATTGGCGGATCACAATTATAAAACATTGTGTGAACGTTTTCCTATTGCTCAACGAGTACAAGGAGTTAAAGGCATCCATCAAGCACATATTGAAGCGGCAAAAGTATCTGTCACAAAGATGTTTTGGGTAGTTGATGCTGATGCTCAGATAGTAGAAGATTTTAATTTTGATTATCAAGTAAATGAGTACAATTTAGAAACAGTTCATGTTTGGCAAAGTCGTAATCCTATTAATGATTTACAATACGGATACGGTGGAGTAAAATTATTGCCAAAGCAATTAACATTAGAAATGAACACAAACACAACAGACATGACAACCAGTATATCAAATAATTTTAAAGCAATAAAGCAAGTATCAAACATAACAGGTTTTAATTCAGACCCATTTAGTGCTTGGAAATCTGCTTTTAGAGAATGTGTTAAGTTAAGTTCTAAAGTAATAGATAGACAAGAGAACGATGAAACAGAGCACAGGCTAAACATTTGGTGTAGCAAAGGTGCGAATAGACCTTATGGAGACTTTGCTATTGAAGGTGCAAAACAAGGTAGAAAGTTTGGAATAGAACACAAAGACAAACTGAATCTTATAAATGATTTTGATTGGTTAAAACAACAATTTAAGGAGACTTGCAGTGTCAGTGAATACTACTAGAATACCTTTTGAAAATATAACACACGTTGGACAAAGTACCATGATGACTAAGGACTTATTCAATGTGAGTTGGATCTTAGGTAGATTTTGTAATTATAATTGTTCATATTGTTGGCCTTATGCTCATAGTAAACAACTGGATCACCGACCACTTGAAGTTTACAAAAATACAATAACTGAGATTAAAAGACAAGCCAAGGCAAACGGGTTTAACAGTTTTCATTTTAGTTTTTCAGGAGGAGAACCAACAGCATACAAAAGATTTTTACCTTTGATTGGACATTATGCTAATAATGACAGAGCAAAATACCAAAGTATACACATGACAACAAATTGTTCTCCTGGAATGAAATGGTGGAAAGTTTGGTTAACAGCAACAGAATCTCTTGTGCGTAGAAGTATTACAGCAAGTTATCATCATGAATTTGCTGATGAGAAGACATTTGGTGATAAGTTATTAATGCTACAAGAGAATGGAGTACATACTACAATTAATCAAGTAATGGTTCCTGAATTGTTTAACGAATTGTATGAAAGATGTGAAAGATTTAATCAACGTGGAATAAATGTAACATTGAAACCTCAAAGTAATGAATCTGCTAGTGAAATTGTTAGTGGTTATTCAGAAGAACAAATCAAATTAATGCAACAAGGGTTTCCTTTAAAAAAACATGATGGGTCATCGATACAACAAATAACTATGATGGATTTTAAGAATAATGTTTATCACCTGGATCAAGCAGAAAGATTTAATGCATTTGACTTTAATAAATTTAAAGATTGGACTTGCAATGCTGGATATCAAAGTTGTATCATAAGAGAGCCAGGTGGAGAAGTAAAAAGAGCATACAGTTGTCATGATGAGCCGTTGGGCACTATTGATGAAGGATTTAATCTGTTTAAACAAGCAAAAAAATGTATTACACCAACCTGTGTAAGTTCTGCTGATAGCAAAATACCTAAGCACAGAAAAAAAGACTTTTTAGAACAGATTCAAGTGGATGAAGAAATAATAGAAATTAGTAGAAAACAATCTAAGCAATTTAAAAAAGAAAGAACAAATGTATAAACTAACAGACATAAAAGATGTTCATTTAGAAATTACTAGTAAGTGTCAAGCCAAATGTCCAATGTGTCCTAGAAGAATACAAGGAGGACCGCTGAATCCTTTTATACATCTTGATGAAATAACACTGGATACATTTAAAAAATGGTTTTCTGAGGACTTTATTAAACAAATAGACAGTATGTTTATGTGTGGTAATTTAGGAGATCCTATTGTAAGTAAAGACACATTAGAAATATACAAACATCTACGTAAAACAAATCCTTCTATAAGACTTGCCATGCACACAAATGGCAGTGCTAGAGACACTGAATGGTGGACGAAATTAGCACATGAAAAAGTAAAAGTAACTTTTGGATTAGATGGGTTGGAAGACACCAATCACTTGTATCGTATATCTACAGATTTTAATAAAATCATTGAAAATGCCAAAGCATTTATTGGTGCAGGCGGATTTGCCAAATGGCATATGTTGGTGTTTAAGCACAACGAACATCAAGTTGAACAAGCAGAACAAATGAGTAAAGATTTAGGATTTAAAATGTTTTCATCAAAACATACTTCTAGATTTAAAAATGATTATCTACAAGTTATAGACGAGGAAGGTAAACCTTTACACAAATTAGAACCCACACAAAAAAGTACCAGTATGATTCCGCTAATTGAAAAATCACAAAAAGAAACCACTCCTACCATTGTGTGTAAAGCAGTGAAAAATAGTCAGTTGTATGTGAGTGCTTGTGGTAATGTTTCGCCATGTTGTTGGTTAGACATGGAATGGATTCCGCCTATGCAAGAAAGCAGAATAGATTATATGACAAGAATTGGCGAGTTTCCAAATCTAAATAAAAACAGTTTAAAAGAAATCTTTGAAAATGGACACTTTGACAAGATAGAACAAACATGGGGTCACACACCATTACAAGAATGTGGCAAACAGTGTGGATCTTTTGATAAACTAGGAGCTCAATTTGAAAGTTAATATTACAGATGTGATGTTTTGGATGGATGCAATTAGACAGTCTGATGATACACATCGTACATTGGAAAGTTTTTGGAAAGGTCAAATCAACAGTAAAGTTTGGTTAATAGATTACTTGGAAAAACATCAACAAACACTTCCTTATAACATTTTATTATGTGGCGGTTGGAACGGTGTGTTAGCAACATTATTATTTAATAGTGAATTAGATATCACTCGAATCGTTAGTATGGATATAGACAGTGAATGCGAACAAGTAGCAAACACAATGAATAAAGATTATGAAATACAAGGAAGATTTCAAGCAATTACGTCAGACATGTTGACGTATAAAGATTATAACAAGCACAATCTAATTATTAATACTGTGTGTGAACATATGACACCAACACAATACACTGAATGGTTGGATAAATTGCCAAACAATAAAAGAATTGTTTTACAAAGCAACGATTTCTTTGACTGTGAAGAACATGTGAATTGTAAAAAGACTCTAGAAGAATTTAAAAAAGACTGTGGACTTGTTGTTGATTCAAGTGCTTCATTGTCTACAGAAAAATATAACAGGTTTATGATTATAGGGCACAAGAAATAACATGGATACAGCAACCAAAATTTTTAATAAATTTAAAGACGGCAGTTTGCCTTGGTTAGAACTGGATATAAATTTTATGGAGTATCTAGACGCAAAAGAATTTGATAATGTAAATGGTCATTATGTAGAGCACAGAGAAGATGAAACTCATAACGGTTGGGAAAGTTGTTGTCTGCATGGATTAGGTGTAGACAAAACAAGAGTAGCAAAAGAGTATGGTTATGAAGATGAACTGAATGCTCCATATACGTGGACCAGTCTGCAACAAGTTACTCCAACAGCGAAAAAGTTTTGGGAAGACTTTCCAGCAGAAAAGTACAGTAGAATAAGATTTATGAAATTAAATCCAGGAGGAAAAATAGATTGGCACAATGATGATCCAGGTCATCCGTTGCCTGACGACCTTTGTGAATATTTAATACCCATAAATGTTGCTGTACTACATCCATCATTTTGTTACATGGAAGTTAAAGATCATGGAATAGTGCCTTGGGAACACGGCAAAGTATTTTTAATTAATATACTAAAAGATCATCAAGTAGTGAACAATGCTAACGTTGAAAGAATACACATGATTGCCCAAGCACACATTGGCAACAAAAGAAAACAATTTAACGAATTATTAGATAGGAGTATTAAAAAATATGGCATTTCAATATGATGCACAGCATAAAAAACATAATATAATTTTTATTCTTGAAAGTAATTTTCATGCAATTAAAAATAATTCAGCAAAAGAATTAATTCAAAATATTGTTGAATATCAAATTGGAAAATTAAATGTAATGGGATATGATGTAGTAGTGTCTATATCAATAGATGCAACAATAAGCAAAATAATTGATCAATATGATTATGCTGTTGTGTTTACTCCTGACACAGAGTTTCAAGGTGGGTCGTTCTTTACACATCTGCACAAAATGATTGAACAAGATTTTTACATAGCCGGACACGTTCTAGATAGAAAAGAAGGCTACTACGAACTTCATGAACAATGTTATGTGATTAATTTAAAGAAACACACAGAATTAGAACTACCAGAGATAGGTGAGCTCAAAAGAAACTCAGAACATTTTACCACAGAGCCTATAAGAAGTGATGAAAACTTTCATGACGATTATACACCTTTATGGATTAAACCTGGTAATGAACTTAAAACATTCAAACACAAATGGCATGGATGGAATGTTATTAGAACAGCATTGGATAACAAAGAAAAAATTATAATATTTGATGAAGATTTAAGAATGAGCAAGAAGTGTTATTATGCAGTACACGAAACTGATTTTAATGAAAACAGCAAACAAATTTTTAAGAAATACAACCAGAGTGCTAATAGATTGTTTTATCCAATTAACACAGAAGAATTACAGTCTGTAAGTACAGGAACAATTAACCAATTAATTACACCTGCTAGTGGTCTTAACTGGTTAAAGTATTTGGAAAAACACGGATATGATGCAGAAACTGAAGTTGTGTTTTATGATTGGAATCCCAATGCATTATACTACATGGAAGAAATAATAAAAAAGTTCGATGGTGGGGATTATCATAAGTTTTTAGTATCTGTAAATAGACACAAAACACCAGACTGGATAAATTCTAAATTAGAGATAGCAGAGTATTTTGAAACGGTCAGTCATTTATGGCATATTAAAGACAAAGTTAAATTCAAATTTGTCGAATGTGATCTGTTGAATGAATTCACTATAACACCTATAAATCATAAGAATGTTATATTCAACATCAGTAACATCTTTGCTTATGAGCCAACAGTGCCGTTTGTGCCAACCAAACAAAGAGTGTTTAAACAGAACCAACTGTTACGGTTATTAAAAGAAAAATACGATAAAATACAGTTAATAGTATCACAACACGCATGGTCAGGTTTTGTGGAATATGATATCGACGCAGGCTCAGTTCAAGATTTTTACGAAGTTGATATTGAAACATTAAAAGCACCAATGTGGCGTTTTGGAAAAGATTGGGTAAATCCTAAAGATCCGTGGGAGGAAGATGAAGAAAAATAAGAACAGTTGTACCTTTTGTATGCACCCTTTTACAGGATTGGCTACTAGAGAAGATGGAGCAATTAAGGTGTGTTGTCGCAGTCTTCCTATTGCTAATATAAAAGATATGAGTCTGGAAGAAGCATGGAACTCAGACAAAATGAAAGATGTAAGACGTCAGGTATTAAATGATGAACGTCCAGATGTGTGTGAACCTTGTTTTGATTTAGAAGACCAAGGAGTCCAAAGCCTACGTCAAAGACATATCACTGATTCGTCTCCAGAATCTAGAATTAATTTATACCCAAATGCATTAGATACACTTAACGATGATTATTCAATGCCGTTTGAACTACCCACAATAGAGATTAAAGTTAATAACTTATGTAATTTAAAATGCAGAATGTGTAATCCTTTAGATTCTACACAATGGAAAGATTGGAATGCTATTGTTGATCATTATAAAAAAGAAGGAAACTATCTAGTAGATGCTGTTGAAAGTTTAGGTTTAACCAAAGCACCTTATGTGGGAATATTTGAAGACAAAGATCACTTTTGGGATAATTTAGAAAAACTACTGCCGCACTTTAGACGTGTGGAATTTGCTGGAGGAGAACCTTTAATGGATCCTGTACACTATAAAATACTAGATTTATTATCTAAAAATGGAGATAATATTGAAATTAAGTATGCCACAAATGGAACTAAACTAGGCATTAAAGGTGGAAGAACTGTGCATGATTATTGGCCCAAGTTTAAAAGTGTTGCTGTGAATGTTAGTATAGATGGGTTACACGACACATATGAATATATTAGAGGCAATGGTAAATTTTCAGATGTTGAATACAATATTAAAGAAATGAAAAAAATTAAAACAGTTAGTAGAATAGTAGGTGCATTTACTGTACAAGCAAACAACATAATGCAGATAGACAAAGTTATAGATTATTTTTTAAGAGAGATGAAGATTGTGTTTTACAGTCACAGAGTGAGTTATCCTAGAGCATTATCGGCACAAGTGTTGCCCAAAGCATTGAAAGATCAAGTGGTTGCAAAACTAGAAGCAATGAAACCTAAAATAAAAGATTATGAAATAGTAAAACAACACCCAATATTAGAAAAAATTACACAACAACAAATACAAGACAACATAAACTTTTTACAAGCAAAAGACCTAAATGAATATTGGCTAGATTGTGTAGACTTTAATAGAAAACTTGATCTTACAAGAAACCAAGGACCGTTTGAAAAAATCAATCCGGAGTTTCGAGATTATGTTTAAGGTAGAGCATTTATATCCACACATTAAACAAAGTGTAAAGGTTGAATGGAACCTTGGTAAAAGATGTAATTACGATTGTTCTTACTGTCCAGCAGTGATACATGACAACACAAGTCCACATACAGACATCAACATATTAAAAAATGCTGTGGACGAACTTTCTAAAATCAACAACATAAGAATAAGTTTTACAGGTGGAGAACCATGTGTACATCCAAAAATTTTAGATCTGTTGGAGTATGCTAAACCAAAAGTGTCATGGTTAAATGTAACTACAAATGGTACAAGGACTGCTGAATTCTACATAGATATTTTGGATAGATTGATAAACCATATTGTGTTCTCTGTACACTTTGAATATGACTACCAAAAAGTAATAGAAACAGTTTTAAACGTCGCACAACACACAAAAAATAAAAATATACTAGTGCATATGATGATGTTACCAGGGCATTTAGATGACGTCTCTGACGCTTGTAGACGCCTGAAAGAAGCAGGAATAAACTATGCTCTACGACCAATTCGTTGGACTGAAACACATGATGTTTTTGAAGACATGGAACGTTATTCTGCAGATGAAAAAGATTTTTTGGTAACACAAAATCATAATCCTCCACACAACACAATGATAGATGAAACTGAATCTTGTAACACCAACGACTTGTTGATCGCAAAAACAAATCAATTCAAAGGGTGGAAATGTAATGCTGGATTAGAAAGTTTAATGATTAATTGGGACGGAGAAGTTCACAGAGCCACTTGCAGAGTGGGAGGTCCTATTGGAAACATCTATGAAGGAACTTTTGCACAACCTACAGAAGCAATCAACTGTACACGTGAATGGTGTACGTGTGCCGCAGATATCAATATAACTAAATCTAAAGTTTAACTTTATCCAACAAACTTTCAGGCTGACACATACAAGTGTTACGTTTGTCGCATATTTTTGGTTTAATGTCGGGATTGAATTTTGTCACAAAGTCTGGATCATATATATTATAATTTTCAAATAATGTAGTTCTACAAGCACTTGTGATTAGACCAGCAGGGTCTATCATCATACTGTCCACTCCTATATTACACATCCAGCCTCGGAAATCATTTTGTTTGTTTAACACCAACCAGTTACGATTAACTTTTTTTGAAGATCCATCTTCAAATTTAACAGTGGGTTCGCTTTTCAAATGTTTTCTGTGTGTCCATAGATACCATAGACTAGGTCTTCTTTTTGTAGGTTTGGCAACAAATGCTTTTTGTTCTTCTGTGTAATTGATTGTTTTGTGCATAACTTCCATAGCACTTATAAACCAATCATACTTACTTTGTTTAAATTTATTGATCAAACCTAAACACACGTCCCATTGTGTAGGATCCATTAAAACCATTGCGTTAGGACTTCTATCCAGTTCGTGCAGTGTGTCTGCCACTTCAATAAAGTGAGGCACATCAATCTGTTTCCAATGAGCACTTAATAAAATTTTATCAAACACTTCTCCGTACTTACGCCACCATCTCACAGTTCTGCTTCCATTGGAACTGATTGTGATGTATGAAGGTATTGTTTTTCTAATTTCTGTAACAAATTCTCCCAGTCTAGGCCACAATGTAGGTTCTCCTCCCACAATGTGTAATTCAAGTTTTGTTTTGCCAATTGCTTTGTATTTTTCAAATAGATGTTTAAAGTTCAACACCAATTGATCCATGTCGTCGGTCCATCTGTGAGTACCTTCATGTGAACCTTCGAAACAATACCAACAAGAGAAATTACAAGTATTACCTATCATAAATTCGATACGCAACACTTCTTTAGGTTGAGGATTCCATACTTGTACTACGTTCATAATAAATGTTTTAACTCCGGAAATACTGTTGCGGCTTCTAAACCACGTATTGCATCTAGTTTGTTTACATATTCTTTAAAGCCTGGAAGTAAATGACTGTGATCATTTTGATTCATATGTTTAAGTACAGCCTCCCAACGACGCCATCCATATGGATTATGTTTCCAATAGTCGTCATCCTGTCTATAATTTTTCCATAACCAATCTTTAAAGTCCATAAATTTTTCTTCAACTTCTTGCTTATCTTCTTTGGGTAATATTTGAATACTTAAGAAAGTAGGAATATACAACAAGTGCATATTAACCAAGCCACCGCCCATCTGTACATCTCCAGGCACTGTGCCTGCATTTAATTTTTTAAATCCACTTTCCACTTTCCACTTCATGAAGTCTGGTAAGTGTTTTATGTTAAAAATTTGTATTGCTGTTGCCAAACTGGTTTGTATATTGTCTGGTGTATTGTCCAGCATGTGTAAAGTTTTTTCTACTGTTTTAAAATCTGTAGGATAACGTATGTACTCGTCACGTTTACCCATTGCGTCCATGCTGACAGCAAATTTAACTTTTCTAAATTTACTCCACAACTGAATTAAGTCTTCATCCACTAACAATCCGTTTGAGTTGTAACGCAACAATATCTTATCTTGATAGCCTTGTCTAATAATTTCTTCTATAAACATTTTGTGTTCCTTGATCATCAGAGGTTCCCCTCCTGCAAAGTACACCTGTTTCAAGTTAGGAATCTGTGCATACATCTCTTGCCAAAATGTATCTTTTTCATGCCACTTGTTGTTGAATTCTTTTTTATTCCATTGTAATTGATCTTTTACATTTTTATCTTTCAATTGAGGCATTAACTGTTGCCAATCTTTAACCCATTTAGAACTGTCATGTGGCGAACACATCACACATTTTATATTACAAGTGTGTCCTAATCTTAGATCCAAATACATTAATTGTTCTGGCACTGTGCCATCTTCTTTGGTTTGTTTTAACAGTTCAGGAATGTCTACACCATCTTTGTACCATGTGCCTGTTTCCCATATACGTTTTGAAACTACACCCACCTTTTCTTCTTGAAAACATTTACGACAACTATTAGGTACGTTACCTTTCATCATAGTTGTACGCACAGACTTCATGTAGTCGTTGTTCCATGCCTCCATAGGAGTATGTTTGCCAAAGTTTGCAGGTTTGCCATCTTCCATTTTTACAAGACCAACTTCGTGGTCGGAACCAGCGCCGCTGGCATTTGCTGAACAACACAATCTCATATCTCCATTGGGTCTGGTAGCAAAGTGTATCCATGGTAGAATACAAAATGTAGAACTGCCTGATACAGATTCAAGTTCTTTTTGCCATTTACCCAACTGGGTATCTTTAGGATTCTGCCAATATTCGTTATGGTCTGTCATTTAATCTCCTATATATTGAATCACACAACAGTTGATTACTTTTTATACCCGGGTGCATGTCATCTGTTGCTGTGTCCAAGTACACAATACCATCGCTATGATAGTTTTCTACTTGAATAAAATCTAATTTGTTTTTGTTTAATTCTTCAGGTGTTGCAGGATAATGAATATAATCCACTCCTTGTTTTTGTAGATGTAAGTCTGCATGTTGTATATTGAACCAACTTTTCATTGCATAATCTTTTTCACTCAAATACTCTGCCCATTTGCGTTCTTGATGTGTTTTTGCCCAAGGACCTAATCTATCTCTAAAGAAAGGAAACTTGTGAGGGAAATTAAACAACATATCCCTAACAAAATGTGTCCACATGATAACCACAGTATCATCTGACTTATAATCAAATTTTAATACATTGTACAATATTTCTGTGTTGCTTGAACCTGGAAAAGATTCGTTAACACATTCAACTTTCATTTTGTCTGCCAACAAACTTGACCAACCCAATTTGCTAGGTTTTAAATTGTGCAGTTTATCAAACATCCAATTGTTACAGTCAGGTAATCCTGTACCATAAGCATAAGAACAACCAAACGTTATCAGTCTTGACATTTGCTTACTCCCCATTCTCTTTCTTTACACCAAAAACATTTTTCACATACTGGCACAGGCGACCCTTCGACATATGTCTTGTAGTCTAAGTCTCCAAAGACTTCAGGATATGTCTGGTTATCACCTTCACAACTTCTTGTAAGATCAAATAGGTCCATTATGCCTAATTTTTTATATTGAGCAACTATCCAATCTTTTTGAACATGTGTGAAAGGGTGACAAGCCAAGCCGCCCATGTGTATTTTGATTAGTCTATCTAATGTAGCATCTTCGATGTCTCGAGCCAATAGACGACCATCAAATTCTTTATCTGGATTCTTGGTTACACCACAGTACCAAGCATCTAAATTTTCTGTATGAGCAACATACTCTGCGTGTGCTCTTAACTCTATTTGATTACCGCTTTTTAATTTTCCATACTCATCTTGTATGTTAGGTCCTACTGATCCCCATTCTAAATCAGGAGCAATAAAATTTTCGTGTCTTTTAAATTGTATATTAGGAAAAGAATTAGTAATCCAATTGAACACATTCAAACTGTTGTGTTTTTGCCAAGGTCTGGTCTTCCAACATCTCACGTTAGTAATAATGTGTACATTGGTATTTGATTTTAATTGAGATATGATACTGCACAACAGCACACTCATCAAGGCACTGTCTGCTCCACCACTCACACTGATACCAATATTTTTCCATTCAGGATTGAAAGGAAATACTACTCCATTTATATCGTGAAGAATATCACGATAGGCACTAGATTGGTATAGAGATTTTATATTTTCTAAATTGGACATATATGGACATCTTTATTTATCGCTATTAAGTACGCACATTATAATTTACGATAAGTACAATATGATGTTACAAAAATTAGAAACCAAAACTGATTCCAAAATATTGTTTGATTTGGTAAAACATTTACCAGAAGGTAAAAGTGTTTTAAATAAGCCCACAGGAAATTTTTTTTATGATCCATGGGAGTTATTATCAGAATACAAAGACACTGCCATTGAAGATTTATTAAAACAACTACCAGATCACGGAGAGGCAAGAGTTATTGTTTTAAAACCAGGAGAAAGTTATTCTGCCCATGCTGATATAGATGACAGATATCATCTCACACTAGATGCAGAACAAAGTTTCCTTCATGATATTGGAGATGAAATGATGTATGCTACCAAACCAGACGACACAGTGTATTTGATGAATGCAGGTGTGCTTCATTCAGCATCTAATTACGGATACAAAAACAGATATCAATTGGTAATACGCAAGAGATTGCAAAGTAATCACATGATGAAAGATCCAAGACAGGTTGTTATGACATCAAAAGATCCAGTGTACAATTTAAGATATCTTTTTGACAGTTCTTTTTCAATACTGCTTAATAGATTAGCAAAAGAACAATCAATAGACTCATTTGCTAGAATTAATGAACACACAATTAAATTTTTATGTGATGGTTCAAAAATAAATGAACTTTTAAAGATGCAACAAATTTGTGGATTTAAAATAGATATTGTATATGCATAATTGGAAACATTTTTATAAACATAAACAAGGACTGGCTGTGGCAAATATGCTTTACCAACCGCTTGTGAACGAAGACAACACTGTGTTCTGTATGAATTGGAATCCAAACGATTATTTTGAGAATGAATCTATGAATGAAGAATTATACAACTTTTGGTTTGATCAAGAAGTGATGTATCTTTCAAAATTGAAAGACACAAAATATATTCCAGAATTATTAGACATTGACTATGCTAAAAGAGAAATTAAATTCAAATGGTATAATAAAAATCTTAATGTTTTGATTGAAAATAACCAAATAGACAGCATACCTAATTGGAAAGAAAAAATTAAACAAATAAAACAAGATTTAGAGCAACAAAACATATATAAAATTAATATGTACCCTCATACTTTTTACTTTGATGATAACAATGAAGCACACTGTATGGATTTATATGGTTGCACAGACAATGATAATAGATACCTTGATATAAAATATCTAAAACCATTGATAAGAACGGATAGATTTGATAAATTTATATTAAACAACCAATTAGACACTCATGAACTGTATAAAGAAACAATTAAAACCAATTATGCAGAGTGGCCAGGAGATTTTTTAAATGCTTGAATTTGTAGGTAACTGTAACGATATATTAGACTGGAACGCAATCATCAAAGAAGTGCAGGATCAAGAAGGTAAACTTGCTTGTAAATATCTTCCAGTCAAAGATGTACCGGAATTAAAAGAGATTGATGATGCATTATCTACTATAGGCAGTTACAACAGAGAATCTATAGAATGGATCAATTATTATCCAGGCAATGAGTTTTCAATGGAGGTTGCTGAGAAGTTTGGCGAGTTTGTTGGTGCACCCAGAATGATTAAGAGTTGGATATCTAAAATATATCCAGGAAAAACTGCTCCATGGCATTGGGACTGGGACGTTGATTGGAAAAAATACACAGAGCAAGGCAATCCTGTAAGATTCACAGCAATGATTAACGAACCTGCACCAGGACACGTGTTCATAGTAGGCGACGAAGCATTGTACAATCAGAAACAAGGAGATGTTCACAAGTGGCCTGACTTTAAATCATATCATGGCGGAACTAATTGTGGACTTGTGCCTAAATTTAATTTTAATTACTTGGCATACGCAGAATGAAACAATACGTAGGAAATTGTAGTGATGTAATAGACTGGAATGCAGTTGTTGAATCCATAAAAAATTCTAAACCAGCATATCAAGGACCAAGACACACAACACAAGATGATCTTCCAGGTATAAAAGAAATTAGCGAGTCGTGGAACAAAGCAGGATATAAACTTGCATCTGAAAATGGCACAATTGGTTGGGATATGTGTATACCTGAAACTAATTTTGACAGAAGTGTTGTAAACAAATTTGCAGATTACGTTGGAGTTGATGTTTTAAGTTGTTGGGTTAGTGTTGTGCATCAAGGAAATCATGCTCCTTGGCACTGGGACACACAAGACAATGAAGAAGAACTATGTAAATTAAACAACATAGAAAGATTTCATGTACACATGGAAGATACACACCCTGGACATGTATTAATTGTGGAAGATGATTTGTATTACAATGCCAAAGCAGGTGATGTGTACAAATGGCCAGATAGAAATGCTTGGCACGCCGGCTCTAACTGCGGACAAAGACCCAAATACATCTTCAACTTCTTTGGAACAAAAAGATAAAATGAAAAAGAAACTTGTATTTGATTACTTTCCATTGCTGAGATCCAGTTACGATGCAAATGAATTTGTATCAGAAGGTCTTTTAAAAGATGAATTGAATGTGTATTGGAACAACAACAATATTTTTAAAGACATACAATCAAGCAAAGAAACTGCCGAGAACGGTTTTATCAAACGCACAGTTGATATTGATCTACTTGATAACAACACATTAATACTAGACAACACACAGACTTGGGCCAACGAAGAAAGTATTAAATTAAATGCTGAAATTAAATTGAACCGCAAACAAGAAGATACTTGGAACTTTCAATTTTGTTACAACTTAAACACAACCAACAACGATGATTACAAAAGTTTTAATGAAAAATTTGGCATACTTGACGAAATGTTTCATTTCAAACTGAATGGCGAAGCAATATTGGTTAATGAAAAAGTAGAAGGCGGTAGAAGAATTTTTGCTGAAAAAGATTTTTATTACAGAGGAATACACCCGATCATGTTTGAACTGGAAGAATACGGAACAGGTCTTGAAGAAGACAGCAGGTTTATACAGATTGTGAGGTTTACAGTATTATGAGAATAGCAATCACAGGACACACATCTCCCATGGGAAAAGATGTATATGAACATTATTCAAAAACATATCAGTGTTTAGGTATTAGTAGAACCACAGGATATGATTTTACAAATACAGACAGTCTCAACAACACAGTTAGTGAAGTGTTAGCCAGAGATGTATTTTTAAACATAGCACACGTGGGTGCTTCACAATCCTCATTACTACTGAAATTACAAGAACGTTGGACACATGATGCACCTTTGCGTAAAGTTATAACAATAGGATCACTAGCAACAAAAGTCCCTAAAAAATTATTAGATCAAGTTGGTATCGATAAACAATATCTAAAAGACAAACATCATATAGATGCTGTACACAACGCATTGGCAAATCAAACTCCATTTGGACCGCAATTAAAGTTCAGTCTTGTTAGAGTATTAAACTATGGCGAGAAAACTGGTGATAGAA